CAGTTACATGATTTTTCTATAACAAAAGGGGCGAGAAAAACTTTTGATACTCTATACACCTTAACTCCGAGACAAAAAGACACGCTATTGTATTATAGATTTGAAGAGGTGAAGAACCAATGACGCAATATATTCTTAATTCTGGTATTAGAACAACTTTTGGTAGCCCTTATGATGATACCTTAGTTAGAAATTTTACTTCTACATCACCAATTAATTGTAATACGAATAGTAGTAGAAATCCTGTATATTATAATGATGAGATTACTCCTGCAAACGGAGGTATTGCTTCTTATCAAATAAGTATTGATGATACTGCACTAACTAGTGCGGCCACTAATGGAGTAAATTATACTAATGGTGAAGATGAACAATTGAACGTTTACGCCCCTTATGATGCAACGGCTGGAGATACAATAACTCTACATTTTTCTAATCTAAGTACAACTAGAGAAAACAGAATACATTGTTATAGACAAGAAAATGGGGTTAATATTGGAATTAAATTAGACCCAAGTAGCACAACTATAGAAACAGGATACGAAAATAATGGTAATATGGATATTACTACTAATGATTATTTTGTTTTAATTCATTCTGATGACGCTAAGAAACACCACCTTGCTAAAATAACTAAATTATTATCTTTTGATGATAGTGGAGATGCCTTTGAATTTGAGCCAGCGATGGAAAACGAGATTGATGTTAACATTAAATTTAGAATTTTCAAAGGCCCATTAACCACCGATACGAAAACAGTAGCAGTTGCTTATGGTTTAATACAGGATTCTTCTGATAATAGGCATTTAAAATATACAGAATTTTCTAGACCTACAACTTATTTCTATAATAGTAGATTAGATGAAAAGAACGTATTAAATGCGGGAACTAAATATCAATTAAATCAATCTAAAGAAATAGGAGGAACTCCCACTCATTCTTCTTTGTTATTTAGAACAAGGCGTGATTTTGAAAATGAAATTATTGATACCGGACCTTATAATACTTCAGCGGAATTAGTTGATGTATTATATCAAAGTGATAGATACAATAGTAATGCTATTGATGGTGGAGGAAGAGGTAAAGTTACTTCTTACTCTAATTCTTGGACCGCATGGGATTCATTTATGATTAATGGGGAAAGAAGTACTAATGGTCAATTTGCAGCGGGTACGGCTGTTTTAACTGGTCCTATTAGATATTTACATTATGAAATTTCGCCAACTAAAACTAATGTGATAAATACTGTATTAGATATAAGTGTATCAAAAGGATATGGCTCTGTTGGTAATTTATGTAAAGTTCAAGCGTTAGACCATAAGAAAATTTTAGCAAGTAAAATTCAAGAACAGGACACTTTCAAAGTGTATCAAGAATTATTTGACCTTGAAATAACTAAAGAAAAGGACACGGCTATTTTTGGAAGTTTTACGGGTAGTAGTGGTGGTAGTACTCTAACTATTACTAAATTAAAAGACGGTCAAGATTTAAGAGCACTTTTGAGGAATGGTTCTACTTTTGAATCATTCAAATTAGGTGATTATTTTTACATTCCCTCTGCTATTTCAGCCCCATCAAGTGGTTCTCAAACAATTACTGTTGGTTCGTATAGAGCCATAAACGCTGTAGGCGCTTATGCTTCAGGTAATTTACAAGAAACTTATAGTGCGGTTACTGCATATAGAAGAAGGTGGTCTAGTGTTTGTCAGAATTTAATAGTAGATTTTGAAATTGATACAGATTTAACATATACAGATTTAGATGTCAGTCATGCTGTTACAACTTACAAAGTAAATGATACTACTACATCTAAAACTAGAGCGAGGATATATAATTTAGAGATGGTATTACGAGATGCAGAATATTCTGGTGATAGACTATTAATTGATTATGGTGATAGGGCTAACGGGGTAGTGTATTTCCAGAACGAAAATAAAGTTCTTTATTCTCAATTTACTGGTGCTGGTAATTATCTTGATTTCTTCTCAGGACAATGTAAAATTCAGAGAGTGGTTCATGAAGGAGAAGTAGAAGAAATTCATACGGAAACACAGGACAGACAGCCAATTTTAACTTTCTTAGGAATGGATAAAATGGCTAAATTATTAGGTCCAGTTGTCAATAAGAATTATCTTCATTCTGAAGACTATATTTATTCTACACAAGGACCAATAATGGAAATTGCTACATTAGGTAGTGGCGGTACTGAGGCCCAAATTACTACAACTGCATTGAAAATAGGTGATAAAACAGTAACAGTTGGAAGTGGAGATACTTTACCAGCAGAGGGAGATTACTTATTTTTAGCCAGTGGAAAATTAATTGGTGAAGTTGCGAGTGCTACAGGTACTACTATTACCCTTAGAACTTCATCATTAGTTGCTGCTAGTATAACTACTCAACTTTATTTTGCCGATAAATCATTATCTAATAATGTCTATTTTGGTAAAGCGATATCTGCTGATGCTGGAGCATCTAATACTGTTAGTAATTTAAGAGGAACATCTGGTAAAGGGGTGGTATTTACTTCCGGTAAAGAATTACCAGTAGATGCTTCAACCACCATTGGAGACACATTAGTTGGTACTTCTTACAATAATAGTGGGTCTTCTCTCAAATCTATAGATACTGAAAGTCGTGGTTTTTATATTAATAGTCCATCTTCAGTTCATAAAAGTGAAACAAAATATTATGCTCGATTAGGTGATGAAAGTAGTGGTTCTTTTAGTGGAGATGTAATTCATTCTCCTAATAGTCTATCTGAATATCAAATTATTTCCTTTGCTCCTACTACTTCTCAAGAAACTATCATAAAAATTGCCCCCACCTTTCCTGTAGTTTTAGGTAGATTAGATACTAATCCTCATAGTACTACTTATTCCACATTAACTGACGCTATTACTATTGAAGGAACTCATTCTAAAGGTAATATTATTGCTGGTTTTCCAACTTCTACAGACTTAAAACAATTATTAGGACCAATGTATGATGTTAATGGTAATTATCTTGCTACAGGTTTAAGGGTATATGAAACTCATATTTTAGATGATGGTAGTTATGCTGATACGAGGACTGTAAAATATAATGTAGAAGTAGATAGAAATATTGAAGATTTAGTTAGTGGTTCTACTACAATTAAATTATTGAGTGAAAATAATACAAGTCACATTTACTTATTGAACACTCAAGGAATGCCAAATGGAGGTATTATGCAACCTTTAGATTCAGTTAAGGCCTCTAATAGTTCAAGTGCAAAAAAGATTCCAGTGGGATTAACCTATTCAGGGTTAATGAGTTGCGAAGGTAAGTATATCAAATACATTAATTTGAATACTTTTGATAAAGGGGTTTTGAATAGAAACGAAATTAAAAAGATAAACAAATTAGATAGCACTCATAATTTTAATTATTCTACTATTTCTTCAAGCCTGCAAGGGTTTGCACAAGCGGTCAAATTTTTTCCTAAAGCCTCTACTGGTCTAATCACTTTAGAAGAATCTCTTGCTAGAAATTATGGTAGTGATTCCTCATATAATTCTTCAAATGTTAAGAACACTTTAGTTATCAAATATTTATCAGGTAATCCATATGAAAGGGGAACATCTGGTGTTTTAGGTAGTGCCTTTGGAGATTATCTTATTGTTGACCCTACTGAACTTAATTTATTACCTCCAATTTATATGATTCCAAAATTAACAGATTATATTGGTTCTGCTCATTATACTAATAGCAGTAGTAATTTACCTCAATATGGTTATAATTCAATAACAGAAATAAGAGACATGTTAACTGTTTTTGACCCTAAATCTCCTACTTATTTCTTATTCGGATTATCTGATATTTTTCCAGAATCAATGCAGAGGCCTAATCATATAGGTTATTCAGATTTAGGAGCGGGTTTTACTGATTTTTCATTAATTCTTAAATCTAAAGCGTCTGAAAAAGTAGGAACATTATCTCACGATAAATATTTAGGGAATGTTGCTAAAGATGAATATAAGGATGAGACTCAACAAAAAGTAAATATTAGTGCATCTTCTATTAATCCTAATCAAATGAAAAGGTTTGGTTTGATGAGATTAATTGAAGCAACTTATGATTTTAATTTTAACGCAGTTGATGCTGAAAATCCACCAAAAATAATGGATAGTCTATTTAATAGTAGAATTAAAAATTATCATCTTAATCAACCAATAGATTTACCAGAAAATATTAATGCTGCTCAATATGAAAATTTTGAAATTACAGATTATGCCATCAATAGTGATGGTGCAACAAGAATGGGATATCTACTTTTAGATAGTACTCCAGAGGCGGTTTCCTCTGGTATTGATGGACAATATGCCTTTACAAAATTTGGAGATTTAATTGGTAAAATGGAGAATTTTCAAGCGTCACCTAGTCGTACAGTAGAATTACATAAGGGGGGGCCATCGGGTACTTTTCATAATACTAGATATACTGGTCCTGTTTATCTTGCCTCATTAAGTGCAGATACTGTAAATTATACAGTTGCTAGTGCTTCAGGAGTAGATACTACAAATGAAATTCTAACTATAGTTCCTTCAGGAACAAGTAATCCACATGAATTTACTCATACTGGTGCAAGAATTACATATGTTTCTACTTCTAGTGCAGTTATAACAGGATTAACTGTGGGAGTTGATTATTATATTATCATAGTTGATAAAAGTAGAATAAAATTAGCAACAACTTATGCCAATGCATTGAGTGGAACCGCAGTAAATCTAACAGGGACTGGGACAG